CTTTTGTTCTTCTTGAAATAGCGCCTCGTTACTCTCTAATTCCTGAACAATCACAAACGCAAACGCCGCTGCGCCGTACTTGTTCCATGCCGCCTGAAGGCGCGCGCAGTGATGCTTGCCTCTTTTCAGTCGCTTTCGGTGCGTAGTCATCCGCACCGAAAAATTGTTGGTGCTGCCTACGTAGAAAGAAGAAGTGACGAGATTTACTATCTTGTAGATTACGCCCGACATAGGTACCTCCGTTGAAGAAGGCCCTACTGTATCGGGTTTGGCTTCGTACTGCAAGCCCTCGCCGCTTCTTTTTTCATCGCCCCCGCTAAGTTGTTGATTTAGCGGGGGTTTTCGTCAGGCACCAGCGGAACCCCACATGCCCAAATGATCGGAATACCCAAACGAGTAACGCTCGCGAGCCTTGTAGCGCGCATTGCCTGTGTCGAAGTCGCTGTCCATGCCAGTCTTCATCGGGACACGAACAAAGTGCTTCATGCCGTTGGGCACATCGGTCTTGATGAAGTAGCCGTTGGTGTCTGTCAGGTAGTTATTGACAACATAACCGCCAGGGAAGATGCCGTTCGACTTGATCGCGTTCACATCGTTGTCGGCAGTACCGACACGTTGTTCCGTCTCAAGCAGGCGGGTAGCAACGAACTGAAGCTGCGGCGGGATGATGAGCTTGCGCGGCTTCGCCACAATTAGCAGGCCGCGTTCATCGGTCCACTGATTGATCTGAATAACCGCAGCTTCCAGAGTCGTTTCCGACAAGTCAGCAGCAGTACCCAGATTGCTATTGACGCCACCACTCACCAGCGGGTGCGATGCGCTGAACAGCGGAACGCCGTCGCCACCGTTAGTAGCGAAGCCGGTGTTCAGAACGGCAGCAGCCTTGGTCTGCTTGGTGTACGCCATTGCGCGGGCAAGCGCCTTGGTGTAGCGGCCCGACAGACTGTCATACAGGTTGTCTTCAACCGCTTCTTCAGTCAGCGAGAAGCCCATAGCGATGGTTTCGTGCGTGTAGCGCGAAATGTACGCTTCTTGCGCCGAGTCATAGACCAGCGCTGCGCCTTCGGTTTTCACCGGGGCGTTGCCGAAGCCAGACAGCTTCACTTCTTCTTCAAAGCTACGATCCGAACTTTCCTGATCGTAAATCTGTGTGTGCTGGCTTTCGTACTGTTTGTACTCAAGACCAAACAACGCGTTCAACCCAGGAAGCAATTCCTTGAGTAGTTGGGCACGGGAGATAGCAGCCATTTTTGATTACCTCGTATTGGTGAAGTTGTTGGTCAGGCTACCATCAGGTGCCAGTTGCTTGACGATATGCGTGATTACCGAAGTTGTAGGTAACGAACATAGCCGTATAGAGAGTACCAGCAGCGTTCAACGAAGCCAGATCGACATCGATAATGCGGTATGGGAGAGTGGCCGTAGTTGCAACAGCGCTAACCGCCGCATCAGACACGAGCGTAGCAGTCGTATTAGCGACAACCGCGACGTTTTTACCAACAGCATTAACACGCGACAGGCCAGTAATGACTGTAGTACCCGACACATACGCCACACGGAAAATCGCATCGGGATCGTCACAGACCATCGCAACGGCGTCAGCCGCAACAGTACCCGCCGTCCAAACCTGTCGGTTGGTGAAACCCAGCGTGGCATCGGTATATGCACAGCCCATGTAGACACCCAACACGCCGCCCGTAGTGAACGCAGTAGTTGCCGTGTCGCGGGCAATAACGCCAGAAGCAACATTCACCAAATCACCGGGACGAAGAATGGTGTTGAAGCCCGAAGAAATCGGAACTTGCCGAATGGAGTTATTGTAGGGCCGCGAGCCGATTAGGCTGACCGGCTGAAAACCGAAAGGTTTTGTGTAAGCAGGCATTTCTTTACCTCATTGATTGGTTATTCACCACGCCCAAACGGCGTCACTTTTGTTTCCCTGTTGTTAAACAGGGGCATCTTGGGATTGCTTTCCCTCATCAGGTTGCTGTCAACTGCTTCCATTTGACGAGTACTGAAGTCATCAAAATACTTATTGCGTGCTTCCAACATTTCTGTAGGGATTTTGCACAGGATCAGCGCGCCGACTTCAATGTTGCCTGCCTTGCGTGCGGCTTCATCGACGCTGTGTTCCATCTCGGGATGGTCAGCCAAAGGCACTGTACTCCAACCCTCACGCATTGCGCGCCCGAAATTGTTCACATCTTGCCACGCACCAATCGACTTGCGGATGTACCGATAGTGCCAGCCGGGGGCAGCTTGCGGCATGGGCAGCGCTTCAGCGGGCTTCCACTGATGCTTGCGAAACTCTTCCGGATTGCGCTCTTGCAGGCCACGAATAGCAGTATCGCGGACTTGGTTTTCCCGTGCGGTACGAACTACTTGTTGCTCAGCCATTGCTCTTCTCCAGTTTGATTTTCTCTGCTGCAAATTGCTCCGGTGTAATTCCGAGTTTGCGTGCAAGGGACATTTCAGATGCGGTAAGCGTAACCCTACGTTTGCCGTTGGCGGCGCGTGTGGCGGGTGCCACTGGGCTACTTCTGGTGGTGCGTTCCGGCTTATCGTCTGTCTCAAACTTCTCTGGGAAGCGAGATTTGACTGCCTCATCGAGCCTGCGGTAATACGCATCTGGCTCGGCACGGGGATCAACCCCTTTTTCGACCAACTCTTCGTGCACCCCGAAGGCGAAGGCGGTCATCGCTTTGTCTTTTTGGAACCAAGCGCCGTTCTGTGCAACCCATTCTTGAGCCCGTGTGTCGGGGGCAGGACGAGTCGATGGCTGTGGTTGTACCACAGTTCTTTCCGGTTGTGCAACTGCCCGTGCATTTTTTTGTGCTTGGAGCGTGTTGCGCTGCGACACAAGGTCGGACACAGCCATCTGCGCCTCGACTGCCGCCTCAGTGTCGTAGCTATCCAGCGCCTCTTTGAGCGTCTTTTTGGCCGCGTTGATGTCTGCCTCGACCTTGGCTAGCTCGGCGCTGGTGGAAGTCTCTGAGAACTTCTTTGCTTGTGTCTCAAATTGTTGCCGCTCAGCAATCGCCTGCTGGGCAAACCGCACCGCTTCGTCACGCTCCTGTGACGCCTTGACTGCCTGCCGTGCGGATTCTTCCCTATCATACGTCAGCTTCTTGATGCGCTTTTGTACCGACTCAGAATACTGAGACATTTCCTCATCGGTAGGATCGGCTTCAACTTCAGGCTTCTTCGGAACTTCCTTCTTTACCGGAAGTTCTTGTTCTACCTCAAGGTCAGAGTTGCTATTCGCCCTAGCCAACAGCTTCTTTGCTGCTTCTTCATCGACGTTTTCAAGATCGACTTCTGTTTCGATATCGAATTCTGGGTTAAGTGTGCCCATATCAACCTCCCACTCGCTTGATGCCACGCGGATCGTCCACGACAGCTTCAATGGCGTCATCATTCACTAAGCGCATTTCTTTGCCGTGAACCACGATACGAACGCCACTATACGGACGGATGATGACGAAATCACCTTGTTTGCACCACGGACCCGTGGGGAATTTGCCCGTGTCGTTGTTGTACGCATCCGGCCCCATCTTCGCCACAAACGCGACAACAGAGGCAACCTCATCATTGCGCACCGTGGCATCAGATTTCAGGATACCGCTGGCGTACTCTTTCTCTTGTTCAGGAAGAATCAGCAGCAATTTGTAGCCTGTCGGCTGTGGCAACATCTTGCCACGTTCTTCAGTAGACAAATCGTCTACTTCCTGCTTCGTTTCCTGCATCATTGCGCGGAGATGCGGTGGGATGTAAAGGTCAGTTGTCATCGTTGCTCCAAGAGGGTAATAAGTTCTTTATGTCGTTCTAGTGCATACATCAGCCCGTTGCGTTTGCCAACCAGCCGTTTGTATTCGTCGTACGCGGACAAGTTCCCGTTCAAAATTGTCTTGTCCAGCGCCTTAATCTCTTCTTCCAGTTCCTTGTGAAACTGTTTATTTAGCCCAGAGAACGCTTCGCTCATTTCTTATCTCCCTGCGGCTTATTCGCATTCTCTTGCGCAAGTCTTTCCTGTTGCCGCTGCCTGCGCATCGCAATCTCAGCCTGGATGCGTGCTTGACGCTCGGCACGGGATTCTTGCCCGTGTGCCT